TGGCAAGTACCTTCTTGGTCAGGCGCCCGCCTATGCCTCTTATATAGCCGTAGGATGCGGCGCACAGCCCCTAGCAACCGCTGACCCATACGGAGACTACTCCGCTAAAGAGAACCTTGATTTTGAGATGTTTAGAGTTCCAATTTCTTCAAGAGGTTTTGTAAATGATGGCGGTACAGAAAAATTAGTCCTAACAGCAGAATTACCAACAGAAGAAAGATATGAAATAACAGAGATAGGGTTGTATTCAGCAGGATCAAATCCATCTGCTGGAGCCTATGATAGCAAGGTTGTTTTTGCTTTTACACAGGGAGAAAATTGGCAATATCATGACCAGTCATCAGCCTCTGCTATTCCAACAATTTCACAGCCATTGGATGATCCAGATGATAATAATATTATTGCTACCTCAGATCCAGTTTTTCAAACAAACGCAGATAACTCTATATTTTTTAAATCCCCAAGAACAACAAGATATGAGAGTTGTAGATTTTTAAATAATATGATTATGGTGGTTGGCGATGATGCTGATCTTACAATAGACCCATCAACTGGAAGTGCTGCTGGTCATTTTTATATTGAATCAGGATCAAACCATATTCATTTAACTGGTGCTGATGTAGATTTTTCAAAAAATGCTCCAACAGATGAATTAAGACTTGCATTTTCTATTATAAGTAAAGATGGAAATTCTAATGATGTTCCAGATACCGTTCGTATTTTGGTTGAGTTTTCTTCTACAGATGCAGAAAATGCTGGTGAGTATGCTCGTCTTGAAGTTGAGCTAGACAACGGATCTGGTACTGGAGGAACATATGATTTTTCAGAAAACAGATATTATGTTATAACAGAACAGTTACAAAACCTCTATGTAACTCCTAATTTTAGTTGGGATGCAGTAACCGTTGTTAAGATTTATACATCTATCCAGGTTGCAGATGTTCCTACAGGAGATTATTACATATCATACGATGCTCTAAGACTAGAAAATGTTTCTACTATTAATCCACTCTACGGATTAACTGGATACTCTATTATTAAAAATGCAAATGCAGAAACTGTTATTAAAAATCCAAACACTAGCAACTATATTGAATTTAGATTTACTGTCGGAGTTTCATAATGGCAGATCCAGGTATTAAAAAATACCGTCAAGCATATGTTGACCTTCCACCAATAAGCAGTGAGACTGAAGGGTATTCAATAAGATACAGAATTATTTCTGAAGATAGAAACAGAGTTTCTCATTGGTCTCCAGTTTATCTGCTTGTGCCAGAGTATACCTATGTTCCTGGAACAATTGAATATAATAGCGCAAACCAAGTAGCAAGTTTTACATGGGATCCAGTTATAATCTTAAAAGATAAAACAACCGTTTCTGATATTATAAATAAACAAATAACGAGTGATTTAGCAACTCTAACAACTACTGATGCTCATTATATGAATGTAGATGACTGGGTAACCGTAGAGGGGGTAGACGCTACTTTTGACGGCACATATAAAATAAACGCTGTAACTACAAACACCTTTACATATTATAAAAATCATGGAAATGTTTCATTAACAGCAGTAAGTCCTGTTGGAACATATAAAACTAATTCATTAGTTGCAAATGCTACAGGATATGATATTTGGCTACGTTGGGACAGAAATGATGGTGGAGACTGGGGATATAAAGAAAGAATTCAAACAACATCAATATCCTATCCACATGTTTCTTTTTATACCATTAATGGAGTGGTGCAGCCACAGGCTCCTAACAAACTTAGCATTGAAATATATTTAACGGGACAGCCAGTTGAAAGAGCAGACGGCGCTGCTGGAACACCATTTTTAAAAGTATACAGAATGCTCAACGAAACGATCTAGTGATATAATGGAGATATATGGCTAAAGTACCGCTACCAGAACGAGGACAACCCTTAGATGTTACATACATCTATCAGTTGGCTGATACTATAAATGACATTTCAACACAGGTTTCATCAGCAACCTATAACTATACAACAGTAGACACTACTAGTGCTGGTAAGCAGAGCATTAAAACATCAGAGGCCAGAATAGTGGGCGGTATTGTAGATGTAGCAAACAACTCTACTGTAAGCGCTGGTAACGAAAAGACATTTGCATATGACTTTCCATCAGATTTTAAGTATGCTCCAATTGCTACCGCAACTGCTTTAAATACTGGTAATACACCAGCAGGTCAAAATGTTACAGTTATTTTAAAATCTGTAACTACATCAAGAGTAGAGGGAATTGTTAGATTTGGTGCTTCTGGAGACTTATCTTTAGCTGTACACCTAATCGTAATTGGTATTCCAAATTAAGGGGAATTGGTTTAAATGATTTATTGCAGAAAATGCAAAGGTAGAATGTTTGTTGACAGACAATACTCTAGTCAAATACATTTAGAGACAGCGTGTATTAGTTGTGGCACAAGAACTTTTTATCATCCCCCATCTACAAGCAGGGAGGGTCTATGGCTTTTAAACCTAGAAAACTTGAGAGCAAAGGCTACAATAGCCAGCCTATAATCAAAGGCAATAAGACCATATGGTTTCTTAATGGCGATTTAGTTAGGCTTTATCATAGTTCAAGATCTACTGGAATGGTAACTGTTTATAATATTACCAAAGATAGATTAGAAACTTGTATGCGTTCTGATTTTAGAAAAAATAGAGAACGAGCATATACTGTATCAGAAACTGCACAACTTGTCAATAGGCATCGTAAATATATTCCATCTTTAATTAAACGTGGAGTCATTCCTCCACCAACTGGAGCACAATCTGGTGGTGTTAGACATTGGCAAGTAAGAGCATACTACTCTGAATCGCAAGTAAGAGAGATACGTGATATACTTGCAAGTATACATTTTGGCAGACCAAGAAAAGATAACTTAATAACAAATAATATGACTCCTACAAGTCAGGAGTTGACACGTAGAACTGGCGATGGTATACTGGTTTATACAAAGACAGCAGACGGTAGATTTATACCAGTTTGGACAGAGAGTATTAATTAGCCTTTGAAGGAGGCAGTGGTGGAACAAAGAAATGATACAAAAGTATCTGCAACACTTGGATACACTCTTAATCTAGGCAACTTTCAATCTTTACGAGTTGACCTTGGAGTAGTTGATACAGTTCGTGATGGCGAAACTACAAACGAGGCAATGAATCGTGTATATGATTTTGTTGAGGCGAAGGTTGTTGAAAAAGTACAGGAAGCAAGAGAAGCAATAACTGAGGAGTAATCGTGGTTGATCGCAAAGACCGTATGGCTTTGCTCAGTCGCTACAATAAACTTCATTTGCAGAGATACGAGCAAAAGTCTAATCTCAATCTTAATGTTGAGCAGTGGGCATCAGATGCCTTGATAGAGTCTTATGGACTCAATGCTTGTTATGATTTGCTGGCTTATTATTTTGAGGTATCTCAAAACCCTTCTTGGAACTTTTTTGCATATAATGCACAACAAATTATTAATGGTAGAGATGCGGTAGAAAAAGATTTAATTGAAAGAGCAGAGCGTAGGAAGTTGGCGAGGGAGTGGTTAAGTGAGTAATTCAGAAGCAAAGTTGATATCAGCAGTTCTTGAGGATAAGCAAGTTCATGTGTTGCTTCAAGCAAATATAGATTCCCTTCTTCGTACACATAGCGATGTCTGGCATTTTATAAAGCGATATTCAGAATCAAATGGCACAGTTCCACCAGCATCTTTGGTGGTTGAAAAGTTTAGAGACTTTGCTCCAATTCCAGGGGTAGGTGCAACAAAGCATCATCTTGAAGAATTACAAGCAGACTATTTAAATGATAGCCTTAAGGATATTATTCGTAATGCTGCTACTGATGTACAGGGTGGACAAGGAGTAAAAGCCCTTGAAGAATTAATCACAAAAACTTCTGAACTAAAAAAGAATACATCCGCTATTCGTGATATTGATGCAACAGATATTCAGTCTGCCGTTGCATATTTTGAAAATGTAAAGAAGCAACAAGAATTGGGTAAGATAGGAATTAAAACAGGCTTGCCAGGATTTGACAATTATCTGCCTTCAGGGATTATGCCAGGTCAATTAGGTATTTTTCTGGCATATCCAGGTATTGGCAAATCTTGGCTTGCTCTTTACTTTGCCGTACAGGCATGGAAACAGGGCAAGACACCAATGATTATAAGTTTGGAAATGTCTGAGACAGAAGTTCGTAATCGTGTTTACGCAATTATGGGTGAAGGTCTTTGGTCACACCGCAAAATTTCCAACGGAGATATTGAAATTGATATGCTTAAGAAATGGCATGACAGCAAAATTGCTGGTAAGCCACCTTTTCATATTATCTCAAATGATAGTGGTGGAGAAATTAATCCTTCTGTTATTCGTGGAAAGATTGATCAATATAAACCAGATTTTATTATTGTAGATTATTTACAACTTATGGCACCAAATCAAAAGTCTGATAATGAAACGGTAAGAATGAAAAACCTTTCACGTGAACTTAAACTAATGTCTATTGGTGAAGAGATTCCTATTATTGCTATATCATCTGCTACTCCAGATGATGTTACTAATATGAGTACCGTTCCAACTTTAGGTCAAACTGCTTGGTCAAGACAAATTGCATACGATGCTGACTGGGTATTGGCACTTGGTAGAGCGTCCAACAGTGATATAATTGAATGTGCATTCAGAAAAAATCGTAATGGATTTATGGGAGACTTTTTAATACAAGTAGATTTTGACAAAGGTTATTATCGTTACAAGGACTACGAAGACAAGAATGCTTAAAGATATATATACAACACAGCAAATACACAGGGTGCTAACAGGTGCAGGAATAGATATAGAGGCTGAGTATGGTACAGACTATATAATTTTTTGTCCATATCATAATAACAATCGCACACCTGCTGGCGAGGTATCAAAAGAGTCTGGACTATTCTTTTGCTTTGGATGCCAAACTACCAAAAACTTAATTGAGTTAATCATGCATATGACTGGTAGAAGTTATTTTGAGGCTGTAAGATATATTAAAAGCAAAGAGGTGCAAACAGATCTTGAGGCGGTAGTTAACAAAGCTTTGTATGCTGCTCCTGATTTTGTGCAGTATGACGAGTTATTAATAAAGAGACTAAATAAACAAGCATTAGACTCTCCTAGAGCTATGTCATATTTTGAAGGTCGTAGAATTACAAAAGATTCTGTAGTAAAATTTGATTTAGGATTTTCTGAAAAACAAGATTCTGTTGTAATTCCTATGCAGTCTCCAGACGGTATGACAATAGGATTTGTTGCAAGAACTATAGAAGGAAAAGAATTTAAAAATACTCCAGGACTACCTAAGAGTAAAATATTATTTAATCTACACAGAGTAAAAACATCAAAGGTTGTATATGTAGTTGAATCATCTTTTGATGCAATTAGATTAGATCAAGTAGGATTCCCAGCAGTAGCTACGCTGGGTGCTAATGTTTCATCAAGCCAGATGAAACTGTTAGAAAAGTACTTCAATAATGTTGTACTTGTTGCAGACAATGATGAAGCTGGCTCAATTATGGCTGACCGCCTAACTGAGAAATTAGGGTCACTAATAACAATAATCAAATTAGATAAACAATATAAAGATATTGGAGATATGAATGATGATGCTATTAGACAACTTGAATATCAGTTTGACAACTCTATCATTGCTATGCTAAAATAGAAAAACTTATATAAGGAGAAAACAAATGACTATAGTAAAAGGGCTTAAGAACATCAACGCATTAGTTGAAAAGCCAAAATATGAAAGCACAGGAACAAAGGTTCGTTGGGTAAAGCTAGCTGACGGACAAGCAGCAAAAATTCGTTTTGTAAACGAACTTGATTCAGATTCTGCAAACTATAGCGAAGACCGTGGTCTTGCTGTTGTAGTTTCAGAACATACAAATCCAAAAGACTATAAGCGTAAGGCAGCATGTACTCAGGAATCTGAGGGACGTTGCTTTGGCTGTGAGATGGCTCGCAAGGAACCAAAGAGTGGCTGGAGAGCACGTCTTCGTTTTTATACAAATGTACTTGTTGATGATGGTACAGAGGATCCATACATTGCTGTATGGTCACAAGGTATTAGCAAGCAATCAGCATTTAATACAATTCGTGAATATGCGCTAGAAACTGGTAGCATTTCAAATTTGGTCTGGAAGTTGAAGCGTAATGGTCAGGTACTGAGACTAACTATACCCTAATTCCATCAACACCAGATACTGAACCACACAAGTGGGAAAATCATGAATATTTCAATCTTGAAAAGGTAGTTCGTGAAGTTCCATATCCAGAGCAGGAAGCATTCTATTTTGGATTTGATACTCCATCTACAACTGCTACAAACATTGATTGGTAATTCATGAACTACGTTGGCTTACATGTCCATACACACTACTCCTTAATGG